GCCAAAACTACTAAGGGCTGGAAGATTACTTATGGTGGTTCTAAACCTAAGTTCTCTATCGCTAAAGCCAAAGAGATTTACGCTGAAGTATTCTGGATAAGAGATCAGATTGAGGAAGCAGTAGCTAACTCTCTGGATTTTACGAAGGCCTGATTGAAGAACTGGTTGACTACGCAGAGCATGAGTTCTCTATAAGTAGACCAGACAAGTCAGGCACATCAGAACGTGAACACCTAGAACAAGTAGAAAGGCAGACTGGACACAGACCAAAAGCATTAGATGGCCCCGACTTTCCATTGCTTATGTCTCATGTTTGGTCTGCCTTTATTGTATTAAACGCAAGTAGAACGATGGGGTTCTCAGGCCCAAACCCGATAAGTTATCAAGAAATAAAAACATGGAAGGAGCTTACAGATACACCATTGTCTTCTTGGGAAATAGAAGCAATAAAACGTGTTGATGTAGTCTTTATGGGTACGATGAATGGCTGATGACTTAAAACTTATTATTGGCGTTGATGATAGAGATCTTATTAGATCCCAAAAAGAACAAAAGAAGTTTCAAGCTAACCTTATTCTTATTGAGCAAGCCTTTAGAAAAGGTACAATTACTGCTGGAAGGTATCAATCAGAGCTAAATAAACAAGCCAAAGCCCTATCTAATCTTGGTGGGACATATAGGAAAGCTAACAGCGAAGTTAGAAGTTATGCAGCTTCTCTTCGTAAAGCAAGTACTGAACAACTTGAAATGAGCGCAGCTACCGTTATGGGCGGTAAGAAGATGAACCGCTTCGGTATGATTTCTCAACAAGTGGGTTATCAAGTTGGTGACTTCTTTGTTCAAGTACAATCAGGAACTAGCGCACTTGTAGCACTCGGTCAACAAGGTACACAGCTTGCAGGATTACTCCCAGGATTGACTGGTGCGGTTGTTGGTATATCTCTTGCTGTAGGTACTATGTTAGCAAGATCCTTCATGCAAGCGAGAGATGCAACAGAAAGTTCTTCTGATAGTTTACGTGCGTTTCAAAAGGTACTAAAAGATAATCAAACAGAAGTTGATAAAACAGTTGAAAAGATAAAAGCCCTTGAGGCTGGGTTTGAGAGTGTAGCTGAAGCAAAAATAAGAGAAGGTCTAAAGGGCACTAGAGATAGAATAAAAGCTATAGAAGATGAGATTTCAGCTTTAGAAAATATGCACCCTATCATAAATGCCATCTCTGGTGCGCAAGATGGTCTTCTTACGATATTAAAGAGTAAATTAAATTTAGAATTAGAGGCTTTAGAAACTGGTAAAGAGCAACTTAGCGTCATATTAAAACAAAATGACGAATTTAAAACTCAACAAACAATTCTGTCAGATATAATGAGTAATAGAGATAAGCAGAGGCTTACATCTAATACCCTATTAAAAGATCTTGAGCAACAATCAACTCTATTATATGTTGAAAGAACTGCTGGCAAAGATTCTCTAGCTTACTCCGAACAAAAGAGAGCTATCGAAAAAGAGAACTTTGATTTAATGATTATGTCTCTTGGACTTAGTGGAGAGCAATTAGATGAATTACAAGCTCAATATGAAGTCTTAGAAAAGGAAAAGATACTACTAAAAGATCTTACTGATGAAGAAAAGGCAAGACTGGATGTCATTCTTCTGCGTCAAAAGATGGTGGGTATAGGTCTTGCTAGTGGTCGTGGTGGTGATCCTAGACAGCAAGGCACCCGTTATCAACAAGAGTTTGGTTATAAGACTATAGATGAACTTATAGCAGAGTTTGAATCTAAGAATAAGATTAACAAGTCAACACAAAAAGCCATAGACCTCACCAGAGAGCTAACTGACGTACAGAAACAACAAGTGGCTATAGCTGATAGTGTCTCTGGGGCCTTTGGTAACTTCTTCATGGGTCTAGTGGATGGTACTACATCAGCTAAAGATGCCTTTAGATCTATGGCTGCTGACATCATACAACAGCTATACAGAATACTTGTTGTTGAACAGCTAGTACAATCTATCAAAGGTGCTGTTACAGGTGCTTTTGCTCCTGCTTCCGCTGCTGGTACTGAAGGCACTGTAGCCCCACCTAGAAAACCTACAAAAATATTTGGTAAATATGAGGGCGGTGGATACACAGGATCAGGCCCAAGATCAGGTGGCTTAGATGGTAAGGGTGGCTTCATGGCTATGCTACACCCTAGAGAGACTGTCATAGACCATACTAAAGGTCAGGGTTCTGGCGGTAATGTTAATATCGTGCAGAATTTTAGTTTCACAGCTAATGGTGATGATAGTGTAAGAAAGATTATAGCACAAGCTGCACCACAGATTGCTAAAATGACACAACAACAGATCGTAGATTCTCGTCGCAGAGGTGGCGCAATGAAAGCAGCATTTGGTGGATAAATCATGGCTATAAGTTACCCTCTTAATACACCTACAACTATTGGCATAGAGAGTATTGAACTACGTGCTATGAATGCTGTAGCTATCTCTCAATCCCCTTTTACATATAAACAACAAGTCGTAGCTCATCAGGGGCAAATCTGGAGTGCCTCAGTCAGTATTCCTTCTGTACGTAGGGATCTAGCTGCTGATTGGAAAGCTATGCTAGTAGCTCTTAAGGGTTCTGTAGGAACATTTCTACTGGGAGACCCTGACTATGCTACACCTAGAGGTACAGTGAGTGGTACGCCTACCTTGTCAGGTACAGCAGGAGATAGCACAGCATCAGTTACTATGACAGGCACTCTACTAGCTGGTGACTATATTCAGTTAGGTACAGGCTCTGCTGCTAGACTACACCAAGTATTAGTAGACCAAAGTGGTAGTGGTAACTTAGAGATCTGGCCTGATCTTAGAAGCACATACTCAGGTGAGACTGTAATTTACAGTAGTCCTAAAGGAGTCTTCAGACTTGGACAGAGTACTACCTCTTGGTCGATAGATAATGCTAGTTTCTATGGCATATCCTTTGAAGCAATAGAGGCTCTACAGTAATGTCGAGAGTTCTACCTACAACAATAGTTGATGCACTAGATGATAATGTAATCTACCCCTTCTTTGCTGTTGAAATGAACTTTGACGCTGATAATGTCTTACGTCTGTGGACTGGCGTAGGTACTCTTGTCTTTGAAGGTGTTAATTGGACAGGTGCTGGAACTATACTAGGTATATCTTCTGTAGAAGAAACTACAGAGACTGCTGCTAGAGGTGCAGATATTACTATTACAGGTATGCCTTCTGAGGTATTAGCTTTAGCTCTTAATACTCCATATCAAGGTAGAACTTGTAAGATCTATTTTGGTATGTTCGCTAAGGGTAGTCTACAGAAAGAAAGCACCAACTTCATTCTCCTAGAAGATGGCTCACGTATTGAGCTAGAGGATAGATCAACTGGCCTGACTGAAATATTTACTGGTTATATGGATCAGATGAATATTGAAGAGGGCGCAGATACTGGTACTATAAGAGTTAAGGTTGAGAATAAACTGATTGACCTAGAGAGAGCTAGGGTTGCTAGGTACACTGCTCAATACCAAAGGTCTAGGGATATAGCTGGTGCATCTACAGATGCTGGGTTTGATTTTGTAGCTGATATGCAAGACCAGAAACTTGCTTGGGGTAGGAGTTCTGAAAGCTAATGGCTATCTTTGGTATAGATATTGATTTCTTAGATGAAGATGCTAATCTAGCTGGTGCCGTTGCGGTAGTTGCAGCTTTAGTAGCTGCCCCATTTACGGGCGGGGTTAGTTTAGGTTTTCTTGCGGCAGCTTATGTAGGGACTGTTACTGCCATTGCTTTGACTAAAGCCTTAGCTCCAGACCCAAAACTCAAGGGTGGAGATCAAGGTTATCTAATAACTCAAAGGGGATCTACTCTACCTCATCAAGTTATCTATGGTAAGATTAGAATAGCTAGTGGTGTAGTATTTCAAGGCACTACAGATAATAATAAATACTTACACAGTGTATTAGCTTTCGCTGGACATGAGATAGAAGAGTTTGAGACTATATATTTTAATGATGAGGTTTTAACTCTAAGTGGCAATGACGTTACAGCACCAGCTAAGTATGCTGGTAAAGTTAAGATAGTTAAAAAGCTAGGTACAACTACACAGACTGCTGTTACCTCTTCAGACTTAGGTGGTTTAGCGCCCCCTGCAAAATGGACTACAGATTGTAAGTTATTAGCTACAGCTTATCTATACGTCAGGTTAGAATTTGACGCTGATGTTTTCCCTAACGGATTTCCTGAGATAACTGCTATAATTAAGGGTAAGAAGGTATACGACCCTCGTACAAGTACTACAGCTTGGTCTGACAACCCAGCCTTATGTTTAAGGGATTATATTACATCTGGTAAAGAGGGTACTAATACAACTATCTACAGCTACGGTCTTAGTGAAGACATTGAGAGTGTAGACGATGATCTTGTTACCATAGCTGCCAATGTTTGTGATCACTTAAATTATCCCACTCTGTCAGGTGGCACTAGGTTTTCCCTAAACGGGGCATTTACTACTAACACTACACCCTACGATGCCATCATTAATTTATCCACTTCTATGGGTGGCTTATTATGGTATGCTCAAGGTAAGTGGAGAATGAAGCCAGCTTACTACACAAGTCCAGTATTAGATCTTAATGAGGATGATCTTAGGTCAGGCATACAGATTTCCACAAGACACTCACGCAGAGAAAATTTCAATGTGGTCAAAGGGACATTTAGAGGCCCAGAAAGTGATTATCAGCCATCTGACTTTCCTCAAGTACCTATCCTTAACTCAGCTACATATGATGCGCTCTTAGCTGCTGATGGTGGTCAAGAAAGTGTAATTGATTTAGAATTACCATTTACAGATAATACAACTGAAGCTAGACGCCTAGCTCGTATTACATTAGAACGTAATAGACAGCAGCTTACTGTACAAGCTACCTTTGGAATGAAAGCCTTTCAAGTTCAAGTGGGAGACATCATACGTCTTACCAACACCAGACTAGGTTTTGATAATAAAGAATTTGAGGTTGTTACTTGGGACTTTGGTATAAGAGATGAGTACGATATTCTAACAAGTATGACCCTAAGAGAAATCAGCGAGTCTGTCTTTGATGAAGTTTCTGATGGTGCAGTATACGAGAGTGATAATACTACACTACCATCACCATTTGATGTACCACCTGTAGCTATAGCTCTTACTCAAGAATATAGAATTATCAATGAGCATGTAACTAACGTACTTGTAGTTAATGTATCAGCTACGGCCTTTGAACGTGTAGACTACGTTGAGGTAGAGTTTAAGAAGTCTACAGACACAGACTATAGTGTCTTAGGCACAGGTGACTTAGGTAGATTTGAGATCTTAGACATTGAGACACCTCTAGCTGGTGCAGCAGGTACTATAGTCTATGATGTCAGAGCTAGAGCTATCAATGCCTTTGGTGTTAAGGGTGATTTCACAGATGCACAGAAGACTGTAGAGGCTGATACTGTTGGTCCATCTGCTCCATCTACCTTTGAGAAGCAGTTATCTGGTGGTACTCTATTCTTTGCTTGGACTGCTTCAACTGACTTTGACTTGTCGTATTATAAACTATGGCATAGCTCATCAACTACAGCTACATTCACAGATGGTTCAGCCCAAGTCATAATTAATAAAGTAGCTAGACCAGCGACATCAGTAGCCTACCCAGCTATCTCAGGAACATTCTTTATTGAGCCTTATGATAAGTCAGGTAACGAAGGTACTGTAGCTTCTGTTGTTGTTCTACCATCTGAGTTACCTGAGTTAGGTACATCACAGACTGACACTGAGAACCCAAGTTTCGCTGGTGCTAAGACTAACGTAGCTGTAGCTACAGGCCCAGACCCTGATGAATTAAGACTGTCTAGCTTTGCTACTGCACCCTCTACAGGTACATATGAGTTCACAGGATACTTAGACACAGGTTCAACTAGAACTGTAAGGGTATCAACTAACTTAACCTCTACTAGGCATCACGCTAATGCTTCTGGGGGATTAGTTAATTGGGATGACATACCTAATAACTGGGATACTTGGCCTAATAACTGGGACGATTGGTCAGATGAGGATCAACCCTATGGTGACTTCAGTACAACTGTTTATGTAGCTGCAACTAATGATGACCCTGCTGGTTCTCCTACTTGGGGATCTTGGGTTATAGCGGCTGGTGAACTCACAGGAAGAGCATTTAAATTCAAAGCTGAAC